GGTTTAATGAATGTACCAGAGTGGTTTTTCCAACTGATGAGCCTCCTCGCATGAGGAAGCCAAATGGCTTAACACGAGAGTTGGACTCGTGCCAACCAGACTGCAAATCATTTGATAATTTATCAAGCACTTGAAGGCGCTTGTTAATCTCCTGACGCGTTCTGGCGTCGCCGTGTCGACAAAAGGCCGAATGTGCCATGAGGCAATTGTCCAAATTGACGAGCAAATCTGCTTCATTAGATATGCCATGTAATTCCTTATTGAGCTTGGTTAGCCCATTAACGTGCTTGTCACACGCATCAAGAGTATCACGGTACATCTTTTCAAGATCTTGTCGATCTTTGTCTCCCATGAGATAAGAAAGATCTTGATATACAAGAGCAGGGTACAGAGATTCAATGGTAAAATCTACTGTGTTGCATATCATCTCAAAGATAGATTTGGATTGTTTTCTTCGAGATTTAAGATCAAACACCTCATAAAACTCCTTCGAGCACAAAGTGTCAGCTTTCTCTGGCATGATGCCGATAGCTATGAGTAGATTCAGAGCAGAAGAAAGTCTATTACCAAAATGGCCTTTGATAAGGCTATCCCAATGGTCTGACATCCATCCAGCCTGAAATTCCACCTCTTTAGAGGAGGCAGATAAAACATTCTGGACAAATGATATGACCTTGGCAGAAATTGAACCATTCACGAACGTTTTCACGTACATGGCAATGTCCAACATCATGTCGGGTAAGTTGTTTGATCTTGAGAGGCGAACGAGAAAAAGAATTAGACTTTCAAATCGGTCAATGAGGGCATCCAAAGTGGAGCTATTGTGACCTTGAAGAAACTTCTTTGCTTTTTCTGCTTTATCACGGAAATTGGCAACTACTTTGAGAAGTTGTTCAATATGTTCTTTTGCTTCTTTCGCATCTTGTATTGTGGAACTAATGCTTTGCATTTCTAGTTCCTGCCGAAAGAGCTCCGCGTGGAGGTTTCGGGTTTCTTTTTTAATATCTATATTTCGTTGTTGGAGGTTTCTCCTCATCGTTTTATTTCTTTTTGCGTTTTGTGTTGACATAATAAAAAGGGGTGTGTTTTATGTTCGTGGCTTCAAATGCGGAAGCCCAATGAACATAAAACCCGGGGGGGGGTTTTATGGTTACTGGGTGCCTACTAAAGTTTAATGGCCCTATCATTGCAATACACGCCGTGACTCACTGACGAATGTCAGATGTTGTCTTTGTAAGCTCAAGGGTTTTTCTTCTAAAGAAGGACTTTCCAGAGGATACTCCACCAGAATGACCATTATTCAAATTTTCCCAATAATACAAAATAAATATAACAAGTTGAACGGTATGCAAACTACTATTTTTAGCTTCGTTACGCTATCTATAGCTTGTGTATACGCACATTCAAGTTGATAAAATACAGTTTCGAGGTTTACCCATACGGTACTCTTAAAAGTAATATTCATTTGCGTGAAAAGAGAAAAAGGAGAACAATGGAAAAGGTATTGTACCCTCGCCAAATCATTAAGATGTTGGTGGGGGATTCCTTTGATTCTTTGAATCGGGTGAACTAACCCATAAAATGAGGCTGCCGTACCTCTACCAAATGGCGACGCGGGTTGTAGAATATAAATCAATTATAACTACAAATTTCCAATTAAGGAAGGGGTGGCCCAATTAAGGGCCATATCTCTTCAAAGGGAATGAGATCTTCGGAAACGCAATTCCGGAACAAACAAATTGTTTGTCGCTACAATATAAATCAATCATAATCAAGTGATTCAGTAAGAAAACACAGGTAAAAGAACCTGGTAATCAAAACAAATTCTTTAATCGGATAGAAAGATCCAAGACGAACTATTCGTCTTTTACCTACATGAGTTT